AGCCAATTCGGCACACCATATAGCTGGTTGTCGTTCTTGGGCGTTCCGCTTCGCCGTGTTGATGCCATCATCAACGCTGAAGCCGTAGTGTCTTAATCATCCCATTAACTGAAAGGAATTCAATATGATTACCGATAAACTCCTACGCGTGTCAACAGACCAGGCATTGACTACCACTGCCGTGTCTACTGACACCATCGACTTGTCTATTGCCCGCGACATCGGCGAAGGCGACGACCTCTTCATGAACTTTGCAGTGACTGCCGCTTTGACTGGTGGCACCTCTGTTAAGTTTGAAGTGATCATTGCTGACAACGCTGCTTTGTCTTCAAACGTGGTGGTGGTTGGTTCTTCTGATGCTGTTGTTACAGCTTCATTGGTTGCCGGTTACAACACCGCAGTTCGTATCAACCCACAGATCGCGTCTACTGGTAAACGCTATCTCGGCGCACGCTACACAATCTCTGGCACTTACAGTGCTGGTACTGTGACTGCTGACATCGTAATGGACATCCAAGACGGCCGTAAGTTCTACGCTTCTGGCTTTACTGTGGTCTAACAAGGGAGATAACACATGGCTCAAGTACGCGCAAAAGTAATCTGTTTCGTTGACAATGGCATGCGTCAAGCAGGCGATGTCTTTGAATATGATGGCCCCAAAAACACCAACCTCGAGTACCTCAAAGGCGCTCCGGTTGAGGCTGATGAGGGTGAGCAAGAAGCGGCCGAAGCAACCACCAAAAAGTGGTCGCCCAAAGCCAAGCGTGCAAGCGCGGAATAAGGCTCTGTGTAATCCGACTTGTCGGGTACTGTAGTCATAGGGGCCGCTGGGAAACCACGGCCCCTTTTTCTCATATAGGAGGCCACGATGGCATCAGAAGTCGATATTTGTAATTTGGCACTTGGACATCTGGGCGACAACGCCACCGTGTCAAGTATTTCACCGCCTGAAGGTTCGGCCCAGGCAGAGCATTGCGCTCGGTTCTATCCTATTGCTCGAGACGCGCTGCTCGAATTGCACAATTGGAATTTCAACATGCGCCGCGTTAACCTGGCTGAAACCACAAACGATTGGCCAGAGTGGCAGCATGCATACGTTTTGCCCGGCGATTCAATCAACATCATTGCTGTGATGCCGCCTGACGCAAACGACGATTATTCAACTCGCTTTGTACCAACTGACACACCTGACTTTGCACACAATTACAGTCCTGTAATCGCTGCCGGCCGCTATTCGCCACAGCCGTTCACTGTGGAAATTACAACTGACGGCAACCACATTCTTTATACCAATCAAGAATCAGCGATGTTGCGTTACACATGCTATGTGACCGACACAACCTCGTTCAGCCCTTTGTTTGTGATGGCCCTATCATGGCAGCTTGCATCGATGCTGGCCGGCCCAATCTTGAAAGGTGATGCTGGCTCGGCTGAAGCAAAACGCTGCACAGCAATTGCAATGGGTTACTTGCAGCAAGCTCGAGCATCTGACTCAACTCAACGTCGCACAACAATTGAACACATCGTGCCCTGGTCGGCCGTGAGATAAACATGCCAAGTACACGCAGTTACACCCGAGCATTTTCTGGTGGCGTGATGTCGCCGGAGATGTTCGGCCGCATTGACGACGTCAAATTTCAAACCGGCGCTGCGAAGCTTCGCAACTTCATCTCGATGCCTCAAGGGCCAGCAGAGAATCGCCCAGGCTTTTCCTTCGTGCGTGCGGTCAAGGACAGCACCAAGAGGACGCGTTTGATCCCATTTACATACTCGACTACCCAAACGATGGTGATCGAGCTTGGAGCGGGTTATATTCGATTTCACACGCAAGGCGCAACATTGCTGGCCGGGTCACCCGCAGCATGGAGCAGCGCAACAGCCTATGTGACCGGCGATTTGGTTTCGCGGTCAGGCACAAACTACTATTGTATTGCGGCCAACACAAACCAAGGCCCACCTAATGCAACGTATTGGTACCCATTGCCATCAGTGGCATACGAGATCCCAAATCCGTTTGCTGAATCTGATTTGTTTGACATCCACTACGTTCAATCGGCTGACGTTTTGACTTTGGTGCATCCAGGCTACGCACCGCGTGAACTGCGTCGCCAGGGCGCGACCAACTGGGTGCTGTCAACGATCAACTTTGCGGCATCAATTGCAGCGCCCACCGGCGTGTCATCGACGCGCTACATCCCATCATCGGCATCGGTAAACACCGACACATACAACGACATGGTTTATGTTGTTACGGCTGTGGCCGCGGATGGCGTGAGCGTTTCGGCTGCATCATCCAGCACAACCATATCCAACAACATCTATGTGACCGGCGCATACAACACGATCTCTTGGTCTGCTGTGACCGGCGCATCGCGCTACAACGTCTACAAACGACTTGGCGGCATCTTTGGCTACATCGGCAACACCACGACAACATCGCTGGTTGATGACAACATTACGCCTGACTTGGGCCTAACGCCACCAATCTACAACTCGTACTTTGCCAGCACCGGCAATTACCCTGGCGCGGTGTCCTACTTTGAGCAGCGCAGAACCTTTGCAGGCTCAACCAATGAGCCACAAAAAATCTGGATGACCAAGTCGGGCACTGAAAGCGACATGAGCTACGGCCTGCCTATTCGCGACGACGACCGAATTGAATTCCGCGTTGCTGCGCGTGAGGCCAACACCATTCGCCACGTTGTGCCATTGACCCAGTTGATCTTGTTGACCGGCTCTGCCGAGTGGCGCGTGTCGTCTGTTAACTCGGACGCGATCACACCGACATCGATCTCGGTTCGCCCGCAGTCGTACATCGGCGCATCAAACGTGCAGCCATCGATCATCAACAACTCGCTGGTGTACGTTGCAGCCCGCGGCGGCCACATCCGTGAGCTTGGGTATTCCTGGCAGTCCAACGGCTTTATTACGGGCGATCTATCGATCCGTGCAGCCCATTTGTTCGACACCTACGACATCAGCGACATGTGCTTCAGTAAAGCTCCGCAGCCGCTGATTTGGTTTGTCTCAACGTCTGGTAGCTTGTTGGGCCTGACCTACATTCCCGAGCAGCAAATTGGATCCTGGCATCACCACGATACCGATGGCACGTTTGAGTCATGCACATGCGTGGCCGAAGGCAATGAGGACGTGCTTTACGTTGTGGTCAAGCGATTGATCAATGGAAGTTATGTGCGCTACATCGAGCGCATGGAGTCACGCGCAATCACGACAATCGACAAGTGCTTCTTTGTTGACTCTGGCGCAACATACAACGGCACAAACACCACCGCAGTGACCATGACTGTGACCGGCGGCACGACCTGGGGGCCAGCGGACACGCTGACAATTACGTCTAGCTCGGCCAAATTTGTAGGCACAAACGACATTGGTGACGCCATCATCCTGACCGACTCGGCCGGCACGCAGTATCGATTGACCATTGTTGGCTATACGTCAACAACAGTCGTCACAGCCCGCGTGGACAAGACCTTGCCAACGGCTTTGCGTAGCACGGCCACAAGCACTTGGAATTTTGCCCGCAACAGCATCAGCGGCCTGACCTGGCTCGAGGGCAAGACCGTTTCGATCCTGGCCGACGGCGCGGTGCATCCACGTCGCGTGGTCACCAGCGGAACCGTCAATCTGGAGGTTGCCGCAAACATTGTGACGATTGGCTTGCCGTATCAGTCCGACTTGCAGACCCTGCCGCTGGCATTGCAGATCGATGGCTTTGGCCAAGGCCGGTACAAAAACATCAACAAGGCATGGCTGCGCGTGTTCAAGTCATCCGGCATCTTTGTCGGCCCTGACGCCAACAACTTGGTTGAAGCAAAGCAACGCTCAACCGAACCGTATGGCAGCCCGCCTGCGTTGAAGTCTGACGAAATCATGGTCATGTTGACGCCAACCTGGGCGGCATCTGGCCAGGTCTACATCCGTCAGAACGATCCGTTGCCATTGACCATTGTTGGCCTGACTGTGGAAGTTGCCATTGGTGGGTAATGGTGCCCGTATGAAAACACGCCATCGGTATGGTGGCAACAAAGCTGGAGATAAATTGTGGAGCAAATATCAACATCGGGGGTGAGGCATGGCTGATTATTCAATATATCCCTCTAACAGAACATTGCTAGGCGGCAGTTTCAATATGCCTTTTGGTATGGATAGCCAAACTCAACAAATGGCTGCCGACATGAAAACCTATGGCCCGATCATTGGCATTGCCGGTGCTATCGGTTCAATTGCCAGCGCGTACTACGGGGCAAAAGCTCAACAGTATCAGCTTGATTCGCAGGCCATGACTTTGCAATTTCAAAAAGACATTGCAGGCATCAATGCGCGCCAAGCTGAAGTCACAGCGCAAGGCATCTTGCGTGCTGGTGAAATTGAAGGCGCAATGACATCCTTGAAATATGGCAAAGCTCAAAGCTCTGCCAAGGCAAGCATGGCCGCAAACGGTGGCGTTATTGGAGAAGGCAGCAACAAAGAAATAGCTGCAACCACTGAATTGATGAAGCAGATTGACGTTTTGCAAATCAATGCCAACACAGTACGCGCATCAGAGAATGCAAGAACTCAAAGTCAGAATTACAAAACTCAAGCTGCCATGTATGGCATAAGCGCAAACAATGCGTCTGCTTCATCTCAATCGATTGATCCATTTGCGGCAGCAGGCACAAGCTTGCTCACAAGTGCAACATCTTTTGCAAGCACGCTTTATCGAGACAAAATGATGGATCGTTTGCTTGCGCGCTCTACATAGGAATAAAACATGCCAACCGTACCAATTATTGATGCATCAACCGTTGCTCCGCGTGTAGGAGAGGCGCAAGCATTTGCAGCGCCTGGCGTTGAGCCAATGAGAAACTTCCAGCCAGAGCAAGGTGCGAAGTTAGGAGCGGCCACACAAGCTGCCGGTCAAACCATGATGAAGATTGGCGAAATGATCCAAGATCAGATCGATGACGCCAACACCAAAGCTGCTGACTCTTGGTACACATCGCAAGCGCAAAAGGTTTTGTTTGATCCGCAGCAAGGCTATTTAAATTCGATTGGCCTTGCAGCCAAAGATGGCTACATTCCAACGCAAGAAAAGCTTGCAAAGATTCGAGAAGATGCATCAGTTGTTTTGACAAACGATGTGCAAAAACGAATGTTTGCTGCGGTCGCTCAAAAGCATGAGATTAACTTTGCTTCGCAAATGGACAACCATGCTGTAAAACAAATTCGTGTTTATGCTGCCGGCGAGTCAGAAGCTCGTCAAACTCAATACGGTGATTTGGCTATTGCTGATAAACAAAATCGTCCATCGTATTTAGCAACATCTGTATCCGAAGCTGAAGCTCGAGCAGATTTATTGGAGCTACCAAAAGACAGCGCACAGCGTAAAGCTATGGTGCAAGGAGCGTATCAATACGTTCACGTTGGTGTTGCCAACGAGATGATCACGGCAAACGATTTCACTGGCGCAAAAGCATACGTTGAGAAAGCTTTCAAAGATCAACAGCTTGACTCAAAAACATATCGCACCCTTGCCAACACAATTGATACTGGCTACAAAAAAGAAGTGGCTGTTACTGCCGGCGACAAAATTTTTGACTCAAACAATGCGCCAGCAAGTTCAGATTCGCAAAGCGTAATTGACTACGTCATTAAAAACAACGAGATCAAACCAGGGCAAAGCGAAAAAGTCATTCGCGATGGCGATGGCACAACCAAGTTTGGCATTAACAGCAAAGCCAACAAGATGACTGACGCGCAAGTTGCAAATTTAACTCTTGATCAAGCACGCAATATTTACAAAAAGAATTATTGGGACGCAATTAAAGCCGACGATCTTGATCCAAAAATCAGAGCGATGGCTTATGACACGGCAGTAAATCAAGGTGTTCCAACTGCAAAAAGATTGCTTCAAGAATCAGGCGGCGACCCAACAAAATTTGCTGAACTTCGCAGAGAAAATTACAAAAAAATTGTTGAAGCGCAACCAGATAAAGCAATTTACATGAAGGGTTGGATGAATCGTGTTGACCGTATGGAAGCAATTTCAATAGGAAAAACGCGATCAATGTCTAGCATGTTGCAAGAAGCTGCGGATGCTTTTCCAAATGATCGAGAGCAAAGAGAGATGACGCAAACCAGGATTAAAAATCGCTGGAGCGAAGATGAATCTGTTCGCACGCAAGATTATCAAGAGACGTTTAGAAAAGCACAAGACATTGCTTTTGCAACAGAAGGCGGTTGGAAAAACGTGCCGCCTCAATTAACTTCAAAGTTAAGCCCTGAAGATAATTTCAAATTGCGTAATCGACCCAAGACAAGCGACAGCGATACGCTGCTTGAATTACAGCTAAACCCAAATCTATGGGCACCAGGAAAGATTGAACAATATCGTCCAATGCTTTCGGAAGCTGACTATCGTTCGTTTGTTGCAAAAGGATCTGGCGCAGATGGCGTTGGAAAAATCCTTGATGCAACAGTTGACAAAGACATGCTCGATTCAAGTCTTGCAAAAGCTGGCATGGAAAATTACGTTAGCCCCAAAGGTGGCAACAAACAAAAGCGAATTGATTTAAATGTACGCCTTGAAAACATGATCGATGTTGAACAGCAACGCAAAGGCAACAAACTTTCTCGTCAAGAAAAGCAGCGCTTAATTGATGATGTCATCATGGACAAAGTCAAAGTCCCACATTGGTACGGTGATTCAACAGTCAAAGTCATTGAAGCAAAAGACGAAGATCTTAAAGATGCCTATGTTGTTTTGCCTGGCAATAAGAAATTTGCGATCAGCAGCATATCTGCAAGCCAACGAGAAATCGTTGTAAAGAATTTGTTGGAGCGAGGCATTCCTGTCACCGAAACTAACATTGCAACTCAATGGCTGCAAGCAAAAGAAGCAGCCTCAAAATCATCTAAATAATAGGATTTGCCGTGGACGACAAAACTCTTGAAGCGTATCTGAAATCTACCTCTGCCCCATCTGTGGGCGGGGCGCTTACTGTCCCAAAGGAAGATGAAAACGATTGGTTGAAAAAGCAGCTTGAGCTTGCAAAACAACAAGACAAAGAGCGACTTAACAACACTTTGTTGAATGCAGTTCAAACAGATCCAAACCTTGCAGCAGAAGCGCAAAAGATAGGCGGCATTACCGGTGTGCCTCCAGACGTTGCAGAGCGCAACATGGAGCAGCTTAAAAAGCAAGCGCGCTTAATGATGCTTGATCAACAGCGTGCAGCGTCACGCAGCCCTGTGCTTGCTCGTCAATTGCAGGGACTTGAGTTTGCAAAGATTGCACAAGATCAGTATGAGCCATTGTCGGCAACTGAAAGCTTGTTTCAGTACATCTCTGAAATTCCACGCGACATCAGCGAACAGTTTGAGGGCGGCCGCTTAAAGAACGAGCGCGGATACATTGGACAAAAAGTTCAAGCCGGTGAGCTTGCCGCTGAAGAAGGCATGAAGCGCATTGGTTCTATTGATCAGCGACTCAAAGCTTTGCGCGGCGGCAAAACAATTCTTGGTGAAACCGCAGGCGTGATTGGTCAAATGACAGACACGGTTCCTGCTGCTGCAACATACGGTGCTGCAACTGGTTTGACCACCGGCTCTGCCGCGTTGATTGCTGGCCAGATGGGGCCACAAATTGCTTTGCCAGAAGAAATCTTGACTGTGCCAACGGCGGCCATTGGAGGCTTTTGGGCTGGCTTTAGCGCAAAGATGGCAGAGCAGACATACAAGATTGAAGCTGGTAATGCGTATGCCGACATGATTCAAAACGGCATTGATCGTCGAACAGCGCAAAACGTGTCTGCTGGTGTTGGCTTGGTAAATGCCGGGCTTGAGACAGTGGGCTTGGGCTTTGTCGCAGCGCCGTTTAAAAAGGCGTTGATCACAGAAGTTACTAAAGACATAACCAACCGCATGTTGGTCAAGCCAACACTTGGCATGGCTGTCAAAGAATTTTCCAAATCCTACGCATTGGGCGTTGGTGCTGAAGTCACAACAGAATTGTTGCAAGAAGTTTCCAACATTACTGGAGACGAAATTGCACGACGCATTTCGCGCCCTGATATGGAGTCAAAGTTTGCCACGCCAGAAGGACGCAGAGAGCTTGCAACGCAATTGACTGATGTGTTTGAAGCAACAGTCAAAGGCATGGTGCTTTTAGGCATTGCAGGCCCAGGCGTCAATTTCAGATCAGACTACAAAAATGTTGTCTCTTCAGAGCGCCAGGTAAATTTCTTGCAACAGCTAACGCAGCAATCGACTGACTCGGTTGTTCGTGAACGCAATCCAAATGCATTTGAAAACTACATCACAGCGCAAGCCGAAGGTGGCCCAGCAGAAAACATTTACGTTGACAGCGAACAGTTGGTAAACGTACTCAAGCAATCAGGCTTGACGATTGATGATCTCAAAAAAGTATCACCTGAAGTTGCAGCACAAGTTGAGCAAGGCGTACAAACTGGTGACGACGTGGTCATCCCAACATCTAAATACGCAGCGCACATTGCAGGCACTGACCTGGGCAACGCTCTCATGCCTCACATGCGCGTCAGCAAAGATGGTTTGAGTGTCAATGAGTTGCAAGAATTCAACAAAAACAAGCAGTCCATGATGGACGAAGCAAAAGCTTTGCTTGATCAGAAAATGCAAAACGATGAAGCTTTTGTCAAAGAGGCTAAAGAGGTTGAGGCAAAAGTATTTGATCAAATCAAAGGCACAAAGATTGCCGGCATTTCGTCAAACGACGTGGCACGCAACTACGCACAATTTGTCCGTGACTTTGTTGTGACTCAAGCGGCAGACATGAAGATGATGCCGTCTGAATTCTTCAACCAGTACATGTATCAGATCGAATCTGGCTATTCAGAAAAAGCAAATTTGTTTAACCAAGAAGGTAAAGCAAATTCTGAAAGCGCCGCATTCAAAGCTTTCTACGGCAATTCAGTTTTTAAAAACGAACAGGGCGCACCGGTGGTGCTGTATCACGGAACAGCAGACGACGTCACCGAGTTTGACGTTGACCATCCAAACCGCAAAGACAGTGGCTGGCTGGGCACCGGTGTGTACCTGACCGACAGCGTTGACCTGGCCAATATGTACGCAGACCAAAAGGCACGCACACTTGGCCCAAAAGGCCAGAACGTAATGCCACTTTATGCGCGTATGGAAAACCCTTACTACGCAACAGCAGAAGACAAAGCCCGCGTGCGCGCAGGAGGCCGCGCTGCTGCTGATCAATTCAGCGCTGATTTGCAAGCTCAAGGATATGACGGCGTGATCTATCAAGTCGCGCCTGATGCGCGTGAGATGGTGGTGTTTGATCCTGCTGCGGTTAAATCGCAATACAACAGTGGCACATGGTCACGCGAGAATCAAGACATTCTTGCCCAGGGCCAGAAACAACAAAGCAGCTTGAACGAAACCTCGACGCCGTCAGACTCGATTAACTTTGAGGAAGACTCACAAGCTGACGACATTGCGGCCATTGATGAGCAAGCCAACATACCTGAAACGGTTGATGCCGAAGCTGTGCTTGACGCGGCTCTGAAGGTTGCACAAAGCCAGGTATGGAACAAAGGTCGCGACCTAAAGATGGCCATTCAAACGGCCGTGCAAAACGCAGCCAAAGAGGCTGGCGTCGATGTAAGCGTGCCGTCACCACAAACCACTGAATATTTGGTGCGCGTGGGCTTGAAAGACGCATTGTTTGCCCTTGAACAAAACCCCAATGCAATTGGCTGGTACGACGAAAAAACGCGTCAAGCTTTAGCCGTTATGGCTTTGGTTCATCCAGAGATCGCAACCAATGAAGACGCACGCTTTGCTTTTACTTGGGCGCTGGCCGTCACATCCAATGGCTTGAAGGTTGACAAGAATTTTGAGTTGGCCGAGAAAGCCTACAGCTACTACAAGCAAAACAAGGTCATGCCCACCAACATTAAAGGTGGCCAAGCCCAGGGTGCGATCAATGATTCGTTGCAACTTTTCAATGACTTGGTGGCCGCATGGGGCATGAAGAATTTGCGTCTGTTTATGCAGACCAATTTCACCGTTGGTGAAATCTCATCTATCAACAAAGAACTAAAGCCGGGCGGTGAGCATGCAGATACCACCGTCAAAGGTTCGGCCATCATTGGGCCAAAGATTGGTAATGGCTTTTTCTCAAACTTGTACGGCGATTTCAGTTCGCTGACGATGGATCGATGGCTAGTTCGCACATGGGGTCGCTGGACAGGCACGCTGATCAAGAGCCAACCTCATCACATTGAGGCTGCCTCGTTGCGCTTGAACAATGCAATCAAGCAAATCACACCAGAACAAGCCGCAACGCTGACAGAGATCATTGGTGTTGATGTGACATCAACCGAAGTTGGCAAGCTTGCCGAAGCAATCCAAAAAGCGTCAATGCAGCCTGAATTGCGTGAGCGCATGAATGAGTTTGCCTTGGGCGAGGAAGTTCGCAAAGCCGGCAACAGCTTGGCCAAATACATCGATGGCCAAAAGGAAGCGCCAGCCGGCCCACACGAAAGAACGTACATCCGCTCGATTTTCAACGAGATGTTGTCCGAGCTAAAGACCAACCCTGCTTACGCCGACCTTACTATGGCCGACTTGCAGGCCGTGCTTTGGTACGCTGAAAAACGCCTTTATGAGTCAGCAAAAGACAATAATGTTGACGAAGAGTCAACAGAAGGTTATAGTGATGAGGATGCTCCTGACTACGCCAACGCCGCTGCCGGTGTTGCGCGCAGCCTTGGGGTGTCTGATCGCAAGATCAACAACGCACTTAAAAAGGAATCTAAAGATGAACGCGCAAGAAGAACACGATTACAGAATGAGCAAGAGGCAGTCGCTGGAGAACAGCAAGCCCAAGCTGGAGGCTTTACTTCAAGAGAAAAACGCCTCTTCGCAGGCGCAGTCGCAACCCGAATTGCTCGATCCAATCGAAGCGGCGATCAAAAACAATCCTGGTCTTACTCGGCAAAAAGCAGCGGAGATGGCGGAAAAGTTCGGCTTCTAAAGAAGCTTGGCGTTACCTATGCACAGGAATGGAAAGCAGGCGCTGGCCTTGCCCGGGTCTACCGCAACAATGGCATCACCGTGCCAAAGTCGTTCTATGAGCTTGACCAAGGCAGCGACAAAAATGCGGCACGTTTCACAGAAGCTATCACGGCAAGCAAACAAGCCAGTGGCGACATCGGCGCTGCGGTCTATGTCTACCCGGCAGAAGACTACAAAAACATGCGCTTGTTCTTGTCCGACGACGGCTTGTCTGGCGTTGCGGTCAAACCAGACGGCGACATTGTCTCTGTGTTTTCGCAAGCCGGCGCGGGCCGTTCTGTCATGGAGTTGGCCATTGCAGCGGGCGGCACGAAGCTGGATGCGTTTGAAACCATCCTTCCAGAGTTTTACGCAGCACACGGCTTTGTGGCCGCGTCGCGTTTGCCCTGGGATGACACGCAAGCGCCTGAAGGGTGGAACAAAGGAGCGTTCAGCGAGTTCAATGGTGGTGAGCCAAATGTGGTATTTATGGCGCTTGATCAGTCCTACTTTGGCTGGCACGGCATCAATGACGGCAAGAAATCGAAAACCTACGACGACGCTGTTGCTGAACAAAATCGCGCTGTAAAGCGCAATAAAAAACGAAAGGAAGAAAATGGAAAACCAACAGTCTTCTATCAATCTGGATCCGGAGCAGGCGGCGTTCAACGCTTACGAGCAAGCGATCTCGAAGTTACGAAGCGATACGGAACTGGCCGCGATGGAGCAATTTCCGTCATTGGCATCCACTATTCAAAACAGCCTAGAAGCAGTCTTACAGGCGCTGCCTACGGCACAGGATTAAAAGGTGCAGAAGCGTCCCGCTTGGCGGGCGCTGACCCACGCCTATCGCAACGCATTCACTTCTACGTTGACACAGGCAACGGCATTCGACCAGAGGGCGGTGTTGGCGGTAATGTCCAAGCCATTAACCTGGACAACCTTTACGACGCGTCCGCAGATCCTTTGGGCTTTAAGGCTCAAGCTGTATTGGCTGGCATGGACGAAAAAGGCACATGGTTCAATGCCGTAGAGTCGGCAATCATTGACGCAGGCTTTGACGGCGTCTACATTCCATCCGCCCAGGGCGATCAAGGTGTGGCCGTTTTGTTGGGGCCACAGCATACTGACGTTCAGGTTGAACAGCATGGCACGCATGGTATGCCTGCTGCTGGCGCAAATGCAGCCCCACAAGGGCAGCAACGCAAGTACGCAATGCTGTCGGCAGAGATGCAGCAATTTGAGGCTAATAAGGCCGCTATTCAAGCCGCAGCCCCGTCGGCAATGGTCAAGTCTGGCAACCTAATTTATGACGCGGCAGACGCTGACGCCGTGGCCAAGTTTTTCCCGTCAGCAAAAAGCTCACAATTGTTCAATCAACCAGAGCGCGGTGGTTTTGATCCAAAGCGATTGACTACCATTTTGAGTGACGAGTCCGATCTTTCTACGTTTTTGCACGAAACCGGTCACTTTTTCCTGACCGTTTACTCTGACATGGCCGGCCGTCCAAATGCAACACAGCGCATTAAAGACGACATGCAAGCCATCCTCGATTGGTTTGGCATCAAAGATTTGGAAACGTGGAATGCTATGTCGCTGGAAGAACAGCGCAAATATCACGAACAGTGGGCATACAACTTTGAAATCTACTTGTTTGAAGGCAAATCGCCAAACGTCAAGATGCAAACCATGTTTGAAAAGTTTGCAGCATTCTTGCGTCGTGTATATCAGTCAATTCGCGATGACTTAAACGCTGTCTATAAAAAAGAAAACGGCGTCGATTTGCCAATGCTCACCAGCGAAATTAGCTCGGTCATGGATCGCATGCTGGCCAGTGAAGAGCAAATCACCCAGGCTGAACAAGTTCGCAAGATGATCCCAACCTTTGCAACGCAAGAGCAATCAGGCATGGATGACAACACCTGGGCCGCGTATCAAGAGATGGCTAAAGAAGCGCACGATCAAGCTGTGATGGATTTGACCAAAGCAAGCGCACGTCAGGTGCAATGGTTAAACAATGCACGCAGCCGCTACATCAAAGAGATGCAGAAAAAGCACGACGGCCTTCGCAAGCAGATCAGAGACGAGGTTACCGAAGAGGTGAACCAGTTGCCTGTTTACGTTGCAATGGAATGGCTCAAGCGCGGCAACATTAAAGACGAGAACGGCCAAGAGATCCACGTCGAAGCCGGCAACAAGCTTAACCTTGCAGATGTCAAAGCACTTTTCCCTGAAAGCAAAAACACCCTGACGCCTGCGCCAGATTTTGCAAAACTTGGATATGGCAAATACGGCATGCTCTCTGAAGATGGCTTGCACCCAGACATGGTGGCCGCAATGCCTGGTATCGGGTTCACTTCTGGAGAGGCTTTGGTTCGTGCATTGATTGACGCAAAGCCAATCAAAGAAGCAATCGAAGAGCGCACAGATCAACGCATGCTTGAAGAGCATGGCGAATTGTCAGATCCAAAAGCAATGGAGCGCGCCGTTGAAGCAGCGTTGCACAACGAGGCACGCGCTCGATTCGTGGCTGTTGAATTGCGATTCATTTCAAAAGCAACTTCACCGGTTCGTGTAATGCTTACCGCGGCCAAGCAAGTGGCCCGCCAAATCATCAGCGGCAAAAAGCTTGAAGACATCAAGCCAAATGAATACAACATTGCAGAGTCACGCGCATCAAAAGCAGCAATTGACGCAAGCAAAAAAGGCGAGACAGAAAAAGCCGCACAGGCAAAACAAAATCAGCTTGTGCAAAATCAGCTTGCAACAGAAGCTATTGCAGCCCAGGCTGAAGTTCAAAAAGCTTTGAATGGCTTTAAGCGATTCTTCCGTTCGGACGAAAAGATGGCCAAGAACAGAGACATGGACTTGATCTCTGCTGCTCGAACCATCTTGGCCTATCACGGCTTGGGCAAGCAAGTTGCAGATCCATCTGTTTACGTCAAGAAACTGCAACAGTACAACCCTGATCTGTATGCAGAGATTGAGCCAATGATTGAACGCGCACGCGATCAAGGCATTAGCTATGAGCAATTAACACTTGAAGAGTTTCGTGCGTTGCGCGACACAGTAGAGGCGCTTTGGTATCAGTCAACACGCGACAAACAAATCATGATCGATGGGAAGATCGAGCAGCTTGACGATATTGAAGCGGTGCTTAATGCAAGGCTTGAAGAAATCGGTGTTCCATTGGTAATGCCTGGAGAAACACAAGCTCCAAGCAGCAAAGACAGAACAATGCGAATGCTAAACAGCGGCAAAGCTTTGTTGCGCCGAGTTGAACATTGGGCAAATTCAATGGACGGCGCTGCCTACGGAAAGAATGGAAACTTGTTTGGATCAGGCCCATTCACTAAATTTATTTGGCGTCCTGTTAGCCAAGCACTTGATGCATATCGTGTCGAGCGAAACAAGTACGTCAAGCGTTATGTTGATTTGATTGAGCAACTTGATTTGCCTGTCGGAAAAATTGAAGCGCCTGAATTGAACTATACGTTTGGCAATCAAAACGGCGGCATAGGTAAAGCTGAATTGCTGGGCGCGTTGCTTCACATGGGCAATCAATCAAACTTTAAAAAGCTTTTGATTGGACGCAAATGGGGTGCGTTTAATGAAGATGGAAGTCTTGATGCATCTAGATGGTCTGCGTTTTTCAATCGCATGATTGATGAAGGACGCATCACCAAAAAAGATATGGACTTTGTACAAGCGGTTTGGGATCTAAACGAAGAGATCAAACCAATGGCTCAAAAAGCTCATCACGATTTGTTTGGCTACTACTTTAAAGAAGTAGAAGCAGATGCATTGACGACGCCTTGGGGAACTTACCGCGGCGGTTATGTGCCAGCAAAAACTGATGCATTTATTGTTCGCGATGCACAGCGCAACGCAAAGATGGAGGAGCTTGAATCTGATTTCCGTCAGGCTATGCCAAGCACTGGATTAGGATTTACCAAAGGACGCGTCGAATACAACAAGGCATTGACCTTGGATATTCGCACAATGACAAAGCACATTGATGATGTGATTCGTTTTGCTATGGTGCAGCCTGCAATTAAAGATGCGCTGAAAATTATTCGTCGTCGGGATTTTGCAGACAACGTAACTCGCATTGATCCAAACGCAATTGAAGAAATGATTTTGCCTTGGCTTAATCGTGCTGCTCGTCAAATAACAACAGAGCCTGGATTCCACAAAGGCATCGACACATTCTGGTCTGGAGTTAGATCAAGAACCGGTGTGTCAATCATGTTTGCAAATATATCAAACGCAATGCAACAGTTGACCGGGCATTTTGTAACTGCAACGCAAGTGCAAGGCAGATACTTGAAAAGCGCTTTGGTTAACTACATGACCAATACCCAAGGCATAACAGAAGATGTGGCAGCCTTGTCTCCATTCATGGCAAACCGTCTTGAAAATCAAATGTTTGAAATTCAAGAGAACATGAATGACTTGCTGTTGAATCCAAGCAAATATGAAAAAGTACAGAAGTGGTCTAAACATCACGCCTACTTTTTGCAAACTGCTTTTCAAAATCAAGTTGACGTCGTTGCATGGACTGCCGCATACAACCAGGCAATGGCTGAAGCGCCTGTTTCATTTTCCAAAGAAGAGGCTACAAAAGAGGCTATTGCTCAAGCAGACTCGGTTGTTCGCAGAACTCAAGGAAGTTTGAATGCGGAAGACATTTCCGCTTTTGAAGTTGGAAGCCCGTTCTATAAAACACTAATTCAATTTAGTGGTTGGGCCAACATGATGGCCAACTTGAATGGAACAGACTTTACAAAGATATTCCGTGATCTCGGTTGGCGAGGCAACAAAGGCAAAATATTTATGCAGTATTTGCTTGGCTTTGCTTTGCCAATGCTGATGGCCGATGCGATTGTCAGAACACTTGGCGGTGGCTGGGATGATGAAGACAATGATGGCTACCTTGATGTCTTCATGGAATGGTTCTTTGGATCACAAATTCGTGGTGCTGTAGCGCTTGTGCCATTTGGTACAAATGCCCTGGTTCCATTTAACGCATTCAACGACAAAGCCTATGACGACAGAATGACCACCAGCCCATCGGTTTCTACACTTGAAGCTGCGTCGGTTGGAGTCGTAAAAGCTGGCATCAACATTGTCAGTTCAGACAAAGAGGTAAGCGGCAAGAACGTGCGCGATGTGCTGACGTTGTTGAGCCTGGCCACCGGCATACCGTTGACCGTCCTTGGTCGTCCAATTGGGTACGAAATCGAGGTTCAGCGCGGCAACATTGAGCCGACCAGCGCCATCGATTACGCCCGCGGATTGATCACCGGCAAAGCATCGGGAGAGTCGAAACAGAAATGATTCGGTGCCCGTATCCCCACAATAAACCCATAACGTAACCAAAATCTCCCAGGAGTCCGTCCATGACGATTAGTTCAACAAACCGTAAGGCAGGGCCATACATTGGCAATGGCACTACTACGGTCTTTCCGTTTTATTTCAAAGTGTTCACGGCTGCGGACGTGGAGGTTGTGCGCCTGACGGTGGCGACCAACGTAGAAACTGTGTTGGCCCTGACGACCAACTACACGGTCGCACTCAATACCGACCAAAACGCAAACCCTGGTGGCAGCATTACGCTGGTGGCTGGCGCTTTGGCCAGCGGTTACAACTTGGTCATCACCTCTGCCATTGGTAACCTACAGCCTACTGATCTAACCAACCAGGGCGGCTTTTACCCTGACGTGATCAACGATGCGCTCGACCGTGCAACGATCCAGATCCAGCAATTGCAGGAAGGTCTTGATCGTGCGGCGTTGTTGCCGATCACAAGCTCGGCCGATGCGGCCGCCCTGGTGGCTGACATCGAACGCTTGGCATCGAGCGCTGACAACTTGGACATCGACGCCAACAACATTGGCTCGATCAACACAGTGGCCGGCGCGATCAGCAACGTCAACACCGTTGCGACCAACATTGCAAGCGTGAATGCTGTTGCAGGAAACGCAACAAACATTAACGCAGTCAACTCAAACAGCACAAACATCAACGCGGTCAACTCCAACAAAACCAACATTGACACGGTTGCCGGCAACAACACCAACATCACGACAGTCGCTGGCATCAGCGCAAACGTGACGTCGGTCGCAGGCAACTCGAGCAACATCAACTCTGTTGCGGGTAACTCAACAAACATCAACGCGGTGGCTGGCAATGCGACCAACATCAACGCGGTAAATTCAAACAGCAGCAACATCAATACCGTGGCCACAAACGCTACGGCCGTCACTAACGTGTCAACCAACATGACCGCGGTGACCAGTGCTTACACCAACCTGGCTGCCATTCAGGCTGCGCCAACTGCTGCGACAAACGCTGCCAACTCGGCCGCTGCGGCCGCTGCGTCTGCTGCGTCTGGCATGTACAGCGCGGTGCAAGACAAGAGCGCCAACTACACAGTGGTGGCCGGCGATGCTGGTGACTTAATTCGTGTGACCACAACCAGTGGCGCAATCACAATTACATTGCCATTGATCAGCGGCACAGGCATTGGCGACGGTTTCAAAATTGCCGTGGTCAAGTGGACATCTGATTCCAATGTGGTAAACATTGCACGTTCTGGATCTGACACCATCAACGGTGCAACAAGCGCGCAAATTGGCTCACAATACAGCCAGATCATCTTTGTGGCCGACCTTGAGACATCTCAATGGTTTGCATCACAGACCGGTTTAGGTGCGACCAACGTCAACGTCGATGTGTTTTCCGGAAACGGCAGCACCACAGCGTTTACCCTGGCATCAGATCCAAGTACAAAGAACAATACGTCCGTTTTTATTTCTGGCGTCTATCAGCAAAAAAGTACCTACACACAATCAGGTACAACAATCACATTTAGCACCGCGCCACCTAGCGGAACAAGCAACATCGAGATTGCTTATTCAACGCCATTGGCAATTGGTACGCCAAGCGACGGCACTGTTACCGCAGCAAAGATGGCCGCTGGCGCGGCTGTTTCAAACATTGGTACTGGTGGAATTACTGCAAATGAATTGGCATCGAATGCAGTTACTACTGCAAAAATTCTTGATGCAAACGTCACCGCAGCAAAAATGGCCTCTGGTGCAGCGCGCGCAAATTTTGGTGCTGGTGCTGTATTGCAAATGGTTAGTTATGAATGGACAGGAAATGGTTCTTATGCAGTTTCTACAGGAACTACTACTGTTTCAACACCTATAACAGCATCAATTACACCAAGCTCAACATCTAGCAAAATTTTAATTATGGCAAAAGTTGGAGTTTCTGGAACCACTGCTTTTCAAGGCGGTGGTCTTACTATTTTTAGAAACTCAACAAATTTAAATAATGCTGTATCTACTGGAACTACAGGAGGAAATCAACCTTCTAAATTTGTAAATCCTTATTTTAATAGTGTTGACCCATATGATATTAATATGGTTCAAATACTTTATGTTGATAATCCTTCCACAACTTCTAATACTACTTATACAGTTTATGCGGCCGGTGTTGCTGGGGTAACTAACATTTTGATAAATATTGGTAACAATGGTCAAGGTTCTAGTACAAGTCAAATTGTTTTAATGGAGATTGCAGGATGAGTTCAATATCAGCCGCCTTACTTTCTTTACGTCCAGGTTCAGCTTGGGAAATTAAAGATCCACTAGATTATTCTTCTTTAATCTGGAAAGATGAAAATACTGTTGCTCCAACGCTAGAAGAAATTCAAATTGAACAAGCTAGATTAGACGTGCAATTTATAAATGACGCATACAAAGAAAAGCGAGCAAAAGAATATCCAGCTATAGGTGATCAGCTTGATGCTTTGTGGAAAGGCGGCGCTGCTGCTGAAACAATGCTTGCACAAGTCATGGCAGTCAAAGCCAAGTATCCAAAAACTGAAGGAGCCTAATCATGGCATTGACACAAGTAACGACGGGAATGGTTGCAGACGCTGCAATTACGCCTGCAAAAATGCAAAATGGCGGTGCTGAATTTGGCATGACCAATCGACTTATAAATGGTCGAATGGAAATAGCACAACGAGGAACTTCATTTACAAATCCTAACAATACATACACGATGGATCGTTGGAATATAACCAATGACACTTCTGGAATGGTTGCTAGTCAAAGCAGTAATGCGCCAACTGGTTATTTAAACTCTTTGCTATGGACAAACGGAACAGGATCAACACCTGGTGTTGGTAATACATGTACGCTTGGTCAAGGCATTGAAGGATTTAATACAACCGATCTTGCTTTTGGCACAGCATCCGCACAAGCAGTAACTTTAATTTTTTGGGTTAAATCTAGCATTACTGGTCAAAGATCAGTAAGCTTGAACAATGCATCTTCTTCGCCATTTACAACATTTACCCGTAGCTACATAGCAAATTACACAATCAATTCAGCTAACACTTGGGAACAAAAAGTAATAAACATTCCTGGTGATATTGGCGGCTCTTGGATGGTTGGAACAAACGGTTGTGCTATGGCTGTTTTGTTTGACGCTCATAGCGGCACAAACTATAACGGAACCGCTGGAGTTTGGGGTAGCACTCAAGTTTGGAGAACTTCTGGTGATGCAAATTTTCACGGAACAACTGGCGCAACAATGCAATGGACAGGAGTGGAATTACGCAAAGGAACTTATACGGCAGCGCCTCCATCAGATTGGCGTCCGTTTACAATCGAACAGCAATTTTGCTATCGTTATTATTTTCAAGATTCTGGTGGCGGTGGTTCAGTTGGATTTATGTATCACGCAAGCACCGGTGATCCAAATGTCCATTGTATTTATTCATACAAAGTAACAATGAGAGCAATTCCGACTATAACAATAACTGTGAGCAACACAACACCAGGAACTCAATATGTTGGTATAAATAGTTGTGAATTGTTTGCAACATCACCCGGAACTGCTGGTGAATCAAGAGTAAATTCAATGATTATTTCTGCGGAGCTTTAATTATGTATAAACAATTCAAAGATTCTTTTGGCAATGTTTCAACAATTTCGATTAAGCGTTTGTCTGATGGAGCATTTATTCCATTTGATCCCGCCAACACCGACTACCAAGCCTATTTAGCGTGGCTTGCCGAAGGCAACACGCCTGAACCAGCAGACGAACCGAGCGCATGATGGATCAGATGATATTTAATTGGGCCGTTGCTGCTGCTGGTGCGCTTGGAGGCTGGATCCTTAAAGTCATCTGGGATGCTATTGTTGAACTCAAACAAGACATTCGACAGATGGACAACAAGATGCACCAGGACTTTGTTCGTCGCGATGATTTCAAAGATGCAGTAAGCGACATCAAGCAAGACATGAAAGAGGGTTTTGTAAAGATGGATCGCACTCTTGGCTTGATCTTTAAAAAGCTGGAAAGCAAAGAAGACAAGGAATAAAAATGTGCCGGATCCATTTGGAATAACCGAAGGGGTAAAAGGTTTATCGAGTTCTTTAGACGCCAGCAGAGAAGCCGCAAAGGGGTTATCTAAAAGCATTCAAGGAATTCAAGACGACGCCGCAGAGGTAGCACAGCAAAAAGCACAAGAGAGAAGACGAGCAGCCAGAGAAGCAGAGTTTAAAAAGCAGCGCGCATTGATTAAAGCTTTAGAAGAGTGGCAGCGAAAGAAGCAGATCTCTGATGAAGAAGCAAAGTTGAAGATTGATTTTGTAAAGAAGTACGGTGCAAAAGAGTGGGAGTCTGTTTTAAAGCTCAAGCTCGACATCGAAAACTTGGAGAGAAAGAACAATGAAGAATTTCAACATGATCTTAAAGACGTTAGGCGAGTACAGTTTATGTGC